TAAAAAAGGCACGTAATGAAGCCTTGAGAGGATTAGGTAGTCGTTCTAATGGCGAGGAAGAAATCGACACGACCGAGCGTAAGCGAGGTCCAATTACTCCTGGGAGATCCACTTCCCCATCTAGTGGAAAAGGTAATTTCAAAACCGCAAAAGATATACCAAGAGGTATGTCTACACTAGACGTGCTAATGAAAGATTAGCAGGGGAGAAAATGAATGGCAGTAGTTGAGGCTCAAGTAGCAGCAACGGAACTGGAAAAGGTAATTCCAAAAGTCCGTGTGCTGTTCGAGAGAGAGGATAAATTCTACGCTCACATTAAGAAACGTGACGTAGAAAAAATCTCTCATCGTCAGATGCGTGTACCGCTGGAACTACGTCCGGGTGGTAGTTTCCAGTACTTTAATCCAGATGGTGGCGATCTGGGTCGTGGTGGTGGTCCCACGTTCGATAAGGCAGTACTCAACTGTGTGTTCTTGAGTGAGAACATTGAGTACACCAAGTTGACACAGTGGGCTACTGATGATGCGCGCAAAGCCATCATCAACTCTGTCCGTCGTCTAACTGCTACAGCATTGGATGAGATGAGGCGTCAGCTCGATTCTCAGATGATGCAGACAGGTGACGGCGTAATCGGTGTAGTAACGACTGATACACCCGCTGGTGGATCTAACGTCCTGACATTCACGACAGATGGATTCGGTGTACGTCTGATGAGGTTTGGTCAGACGGTACAGGTGTATGATACGACTCTTGCTACTCTCAAGGGCAAGGGAACTATCAGTGGATATGATGTAGAGAATAAGACGGTAACTCTTACGCCGCAGGTAGCTGGTGTAATCGCAGGTGATAAGATCGTAACAGACGGTCTTTCTGCGCCAGCATCTCTACCAGCGTTGTTTGGTGTGCCGTATCATCATTCCAATGCATCTGCTGGAACATGGCTCGGATTTTCTCGCAGCACTACGCCAGAGATTCGTGCTAATAGGGTCAATGCAGGTTCTGCTGGATTGACTCTGCCTCTACCCAGACTGGCTATGAATAAGATCGGCAATAGGCTTGGAACTGAAAAAGAGTTCAATCCTACTGCATGGTTGCATCCATGTCAGATTCAGGCGTATGAGGAGATTGGTCAGTTGGTATCTGTCATACAGAAAACAACTAAGGAAGAAGGGTTGAATCTGTATTTCGGTAGCAACATGCAGTTGGCCGGTGCGAGTACTAAACCACACTTCTCGTGGGATAAGACTCGTATTGACTTCGTAGTAGACGAAGTATGGGGCCGTGCAGAGATCCTTCCCATTGGTTTCTACACAACTGATGGACGTAAGATTTTTGAGATCCGTGGTGCGTCAGGTGGCGTAGCTGCGGCGGAAATCTTCTACATGGTAGTTGGAATGCAGACTTACGTGAGCAATCCTGCCGCGTGTAGTTACATTGACAACTTGGCAGTACCTGTCGGTTACTAGGAGGATATAATGCCTATCGTAGCATCAGATTGGGCAGTATTGAGTCCCTATACAGGATCACCTGCCACGTTAGCTAGTGCAGCTACTATCGCACCGTCTACGTTCCTGACGGTTCTTACAGGTAATACCGCTGTAGTGACTATCACTCCTCCGGTAACACACGCGCACATGCTCGCACTTCAGTTTGCTGGAGTAGCTGGTGTAACTGCGGCGGGTAACATCCTTACTGCGAAAGCATCTATCGCCGGTATGGTTATTCTGTTCGTATTCAATCCGAATACACAGAAGTACGTTCCTGTTGGCGATAACGCTTAGGAGGGAAGAATGTTTCCAGGTACTACGTCAAAGCTGTCGGAATCGACTGTAGCATCAGCAGCTACGATCAATGCCAAGAGCGATATTGTCTTGGTCACTGGTAGTACACAGATCAATACGATCAATCCTAATTTCGGTGGCGGAATGTTCAGTGGATTTGTCGTATTGATTCCAACCGCGGGTGCTATCACTCTAGGAACCAGCGGTAATATTCTGGTAGGTATTGCAGCCGCCCAGAATAGAGCCGTATGGTTGGTGTACGTCAAATCACTTGCTAAGTGGGTGATTAACTCAGGCGTGTAATGGAAAAGATCGAATCTCTAAACCGGCAGCTCACAGATGAATATGGATTGGACTCATCCACAGGCCGATCCATATTCAGAATAGTATGGGCTAACGATCAACTAGAGAAACGATTGGTGCAGGAGTTGGATAGTGGTATCCGACTCCTGTATCCTATAGTTCGGGAAGTTAGGAAATACTCGTATCTAAGAGATTTTTGGGTACTAGAACGTCTGGTAGTAGTTCCTGAGATTAATCGAAGTGAACTCCCGACTAGTATCCTATCGTATGAACCAGTTTGGGCGTATCGTAATGATCGTAATGAAGCTATTCCACCTACGTGGGAGAGCACAAAATTCATCGTAGATACATTGTACGCGGCTCTAGGTAAGAAAAGTATGGCGAAGTATGTCGAACCGGAAGCGGCACAAAACAGAGAACAGAGAATTAGCAAGTTGCATGAAGAATTGTTCGGCAATGAGACAGAGGTTACGGATGCTCTTACGTATAAAGAGGGCATTGTTGTTCCATCAAATTACAATAGCAACAAAAAGAAGGAGAGTTAGAGATGCAGGTAGGTGAATTTCCGGGTATGGCGCAAGCAAATCGTAGGACTGTACGCGCACCAGTCAATCCAATGGATAAATCCACGGTAGTTTCCATACTTCCAAAGGTAATCATGGAACGTAAGGCTACTATCCAACCGGGAATCTTCGAGCTAAAGAAGGGAAGTTTAGAAAATCCTGCAATTTTAGTAGTCGGAGCATCAAGTTGGTGGAGAGAAGTGGACATAGATCAGCCACTACTCGAAATTCCTGTGAGTTCGATCCAGATAGCTGATTCTATCGTCCGTGACTACTGTAATGGACTACTCGCGTGCAATATGGCTGATCTTATGCCGGGATTGTTCTATCTACCCGGTGAATTTACTGTTGCAAAGCTCAAAGCTGAGCATGAGCCATTACTGAAGAAGGCAGCAGCTAATCAAAAGAGATGGTTCCTCGAATTAGTGCGGATAGCGGATATTCTGTGGAGTAGAAGTAATGGAAATCCACTGGCTATCTCTGAAGATGCGCGTATCGCATGTAGAGAACTGAATATTACTCAGAAACCGTGGTTAGGTGATCTACAGACTGCTGAATTGGTACGTTGCATCGCATGTGGAAATCTTAGAAATCCACAATTCCCAGTTTGTGCAGTATGTAAGGCTATCGCAGATCCAGTGAAAGCTAAGGAACTAAACATCGTATTCGCTCAGTAAAAGGAGAGAAGATGCCACATCAGGTTACAGTGACAGGTAAGACGGGACCAGACAGAACTCTCACGGCGGCTCCAATCGCGAATGTCACACAAGTTGATTTTCAGCTTAATGACAAAAGACTGTTCATTCATACTGAACAGGGTGCAGGCGACAACGTGAAAGAGATTGATCTATCGACTGTAACTGGTGTAGTAGTCGCCATTTCTGGTGGAAACTTCACCTTTACTGTAACGTAGGAGGAAGAATGGCAGACAGACCAGAGACTAAGCCAGTAGAACCACCGAAACCGAATCAGGATCTACCAAAATCTGATACGGATAGGCCACATCCTGAGCCACATCCGGGTGATCCACGTAGACCACATGCGGAACAGCTTCCTGCTGATAAGAAACGTAGACAGGAAGAAGAAGAAGCAGAGGAGAAGGAAAAGAAGGAAGCTCTGGAGAAGATTCAGAAGATTCTTGGAGACTTCGGCGGAGCAGAATCCAATATTCCAATCACCCATGAATACTGGGTACTGTTGAATCAGTATCGCGCAAAGAAGGGCTAGAGGATCATGTCTACGACTTCATTAACGGCTGGTGAAGTAATGGATCGTTCGGCAGCGTTAATGAATGATCCTGCTAAAACTGACTATACCTACGTAGCTCAATTAGTCTATCTGAATATGGCGATAGATGAACTGGTGGAGGAGTTGGAGTCATCCAATTCCTCTCCCACTAATGCTACGTCTATTGTCATTTCGGTAGGATTGGGGAAGAATAAGATTACTCCACTAGAACATGCGGAGACTCCACACTATCCTATCAATCTAGTAGAGATTCAGGAAGTAAGTGAGAGAGGAGAGGGATCATCGGATCAGTTCCTTCCATTAGGTAGGAGAGAGTTTCTACAGGAGTTTCCACAGAGTAAGTCTCTCATGTTTTGGTGTTGGGAAGAACAGATCATCAAATTCAATCCTAATGGTGCATCTAGTCCACGAGAAGTTCAGTTGAAGTATGTAAGTCAGGCTATTCTACCAGCGGCTAATGAAACTTCGATCATAGGAACGATCAATGCGCGTTCATATCTCACATACAAAACTGCTGCATTGTGTGCGCTTTACATTGGCGAAGATACTCCTAGAGCACAAGTACTTGAGATGCAAGCAGAGCGTTCTCTGGACAGGATTATTGGCATTAATAATAAAGGACGACAGCAGTTTATGACTCGTCATCGTCCATTCCGTGCATCGTACAAGTCTAGGGGCGGATTCTAATCATGGCGCTGAGAGATCACGATTCATTCGTGATTGAAGAATTTAATGGTTGGTGGGAAAGGGGAGATGTGGAATCTTGCCCTGCTGATCATTTTACAACTGCGCTTAATGTCCAATACTTCCATTCAGGTGTAGAAACTCGTGATCCACTAGACAAGTATCAGGTAGGATTACCATTAAATCAGATTCTACGGATTTATAACTATGTTATGCAATCTGGTCAATCTCTCCTTGTATTAACTACAGGAGGAAAGATTTATCATCTGATTCATCCATCTACAGTTCACGGACCCATTCTAACCATTCCTGCGATGGAGGATTTTGGGTTCGTAGCGATCAACGGACGTGCATACATCACTCCATTTAAGAGTTATCTAGATGTAAACGGACGGCATTATGAACTAGGCATAATGAATGAGTTCCTGTATGTATACAAAGGAGATGGAACTCCTGCACGTAAGGCTGCTGGACCCGGACCTACAGGATCAGCACTAGTAGCTGCAAATTCAGCTACAGAAGGTAAGATGGACTTCGGATTCCATCTTATCGCAGTCGTATACGAGACTGATACAGGCTATTTGACTGCGTTGGGACCGGAGATATTTGCAGGATTAGAGTTCACAGGCACTAATAAGGTAGATGTAAGCAATATCCCGGTATCTCCAAATGCATACGTCAAAAAGCGACATTTGGTATCGACTAAATGGATACCCGAGTACAATAACAATCAGGAAGGGTACCAATTTTTCTTCATCCCCGAAGGTAATATCAACAATAATACGGATACAACGAAAACCGTTGAGTATTTCGACGCGGACTTACTATCCGACGCATCACATCTCCTTGACAACTTCACGGAGATACCTTCAGGAGTCAATCTCACCACCTACCACAGCAGATTGGTGATTGTAGGTGAATATGGAACGAATGAGACTCTACAAGACTTACCAGATGGAATCACTGATAATCGGAGTCTAGCGCGTGTGTCGTATCCCGGTGAACCAGAGGCGATATCGAAGGTAGATGGACTCTTAATTGCACCTTTAGATGGAAATGCACTCACAAATTGTCAAGAGTTTAGAGACATTCTCTACTTATTCAAGGCATCGCGTACTTTTGCATACTCTGATAATAATGATGAGCCTTCTACTTGGCAAGAGGAAGTATTGGATCAAGGAGTTGGAGCACCCGTACACGGAGTAGCTATGGTGCTCGATTCAGGAGGAGTAAATATTGATTTTCTATTGATTATAGACTGGTCAGGTTTTATGTTGTTCAACGGAACATACTCCAGACCTGAATTATCATGGAAAATCGAAGATTTCTGGATGAGGACTCTAGAAAGAGATGAATTTAGATATATTCAGGTAGTTAATGATTCACTGAGTAAGAAAATTTGGATAACTCTCCCTCCACCGTGGCGGCACCATCTGATACATGCTGATTATGGGAATGGTATGGATGCAAAGAATATCAGGTGGGCTAGATGGGTATTTGATGCAAAGATATCCTCTATTTGCATGATAGAAACGACTAAACTGATTATTGGGACCATTGAGTAATGCCGCCTCCTAGTTCATTCGTAGATATTACTACGATTCCATTCAGCCGAGTAGTTACTAAGGTTGAATTCGATGTAGCCAATGAATTTTGGTTTAGATTCATTACTGCTACGGATGTAGCATTTAGTCAAGTTGCTTTCACTAATATTGAATTTTGTAATATTTATGCAAGTGATGGAACTACTCGACTTGTTAGATTTATAGTAAGAGATTGGTTTTGGTGGAAACTGACAGCAGGAACTTATTACATAAAACTTGATATGTTTCCTGTTGGTGTAGTGCCGGGTGATTTTACATATCAAGCTGATACTAGACCATTAAATAGTACGTTTGAGGAAGGATCAGTTCTAATTCCAGATGATAGTGGTGATAATTATGGTGGTGTTATAGTAGAATCTGATGGAAATATTCCAACTATTGCTACTGCTGTTCCTGCTAGTGAAATTGGTGCTGCATTATCTAATGGTTATGTGTTAATACATGATAGATATGGAAAACATGGAACTTCTAATGCACTAGTCTTACTTAATCCTGATTTAACGTTCAATCAGAAGATTATTCCAACTACTCCATTTACAGGATTTCCACGTATTTCTCATAGTAATACGGATTTTTATGCAGTCAATCAGTCTACAGGTCAGTTATGGAAAGTTACAACTGCTGGAGTTTGCACGTTAGTCACAACTATAGCTGAGATTGCTGCTGATGGTGTAGGACCATTTGGTGTAAATTCAGATGGGACCATAGCATATTTTTCAATTCCTGATGATGGAATAATTCGGAAATATATCATAGCTACCGATACTTCTTCAGTTCTTTACACTATTCCAGGTTTTGCTCCTGAAGATATTGTTGCAAATACCTATGATAGCAATCCGGGTGAGATAATTGTACTTCCTGATGGTTCATTGGTTACGTGGTGGAATGATTTTTCGACTAGTAATTGTGCTCTTATACATCTAAGTTCAGCTGGAGTATTACTTCATACTATTCCGTTCATTAGTCCGGAAACAATAGATCATTTATCTTATGCCAATACCACATTATCAACTCATGTAAAGGCTTGGATATTTCTTGAATTTGATGCTTCACGATCTAAATTAGGAAACTTGAATCTAAGTACTGGAGTATTTGATACTTCGGCTACTTTTGATAACTTCTTCAGTAATCAGAATGCAGGTAAAAACAATAATTCATTTGGACCTGCATCATCATGTCCAATGTTTACGTTATTTCCAGCTGGAGGTGGTGGAGAACCTGATCCTACAGATGGGGGACTCTACTATATCAATCCTACTAAGGCGCAGAGACATGATAGCTATTATCCTGATGTAGAGAAGAAAATACCTAATCCAACGATAGAAACGGCATTATTGGGAGAGTGACATGCCTAAAGGGGCGGCTATATCAGAAGGTAGTTCAGGCGACAATATATCGCATTTTGCTGCCATACGCATTCGAGTAGTTGGAACTGGAAATCTGAAGATGAGTGTTGGATGTCTTGGTGTGAGAAGTAAGACTCTAGTTCCATTCGTTTTACAGGCTATAAACCGAATGCTTATGACTAGAATAGTCAATTTCATGGAGACACGCGCATTCTTCCAGATTCAGACTACTGAGATAGACGAATACTTCAGAATCAATCGTATCGTCGTATTTATGAAGGAAAAGTTCACCTCCTATCCGGGGAACTAGTGCCAAGATTCAATCCGGTCACTGGACAGGCTGTAATGGGGGTTGCTGGTACACAACCTTCCGTTGATGGTGTGTCTAAAGGATCTGGAGTTAGTGGAAGTCCTACAGTATGGTTGGATAGTGCTCATATTCTACATCAAGTAGGTGACATTCTAGCCAAGACTCACGTAGCTTCCAATGTTACCACGATACTAGGTGGTCAGATTAATGAATTGTCGGCTGGATGCTGTGGAACATATCTAGCTTGGGGAGCTACACCGGGTCTATTTGGAGCTAAAGTACTAGCTTTAGGAGGTCTAAATAGGGTTATTACGGATGCGCGTGGATGCAACAGCCCTGATGGAGCCATCGCATACATCGCAGTAAGATCCTCTGATCTATCACCCACAATAGTCCAGTACAAAGGAATGCAGGTAGAGCTACCCAATAGATATGGGATGCATCTACTCAAATGGGGTCAGGGGGTATGGAATGAAGGACTGGGAGTACTAGGATTTTGGGGTACATCGTGCGCATACATTCCGGGTGCCCAATACGCTAAGATAGCTAAGGTAGGTAGTACACTGTGGATCGTGTACGATCTCCCCGGAATAGGCTTGATCGCGCATTTAGCTATCAATCCAACTGTATATCACCTAATCTCTGCTGATGGGACATTTTTCCACCATGATGCGATAGGATACGCGGGTAAACTAGCCACATGTCATTCGACTACTACAGGTGAAGGAGCAGGTAATCTAGTCAAGGTGATGGACGTAGTAGCTACATGTCCATCATTCCCTGTTCCTGTAGATATCGTGGCGGGAGGGGCTATTGTAGGACCGGCTATACCTGCTGTAGCTGAAGTCGCGCAAGAGATCAAATTAGCAGGAAAATACCCTGAATTTGCAGATCTGAAGATTCCTCTAGCACAGTCAAAACAGACGGATAATGCATTGTCTCAAGTAGTTGCGACAATGATAGATAGATTGACACAAGGTCAGTCAGTTACTGCAAGAAGGATAGAACAGGTCAAGGAAGCAGGTTCTAGGATAGCTACAGCTATAGAAGATAGGACTTCTAAAGCATCAATTCATACGAAATTCGATGATAGATTAGTACTTCCGAATTCAGTTCAACTACTCGCGGGTGAGAACATCATATTCGATGATTCCGTAGCTGGTAAGAGGACTATTTCTGCAACTGTACCACCACCAGTTGATACTGCACCAGAGGGATATTGGACTCCACTAACTGATGGAAACATGGACGAGACACAGTTGATCTTCGCAGCAGGTGAGTGTATCGCAGTATTCGTACCGACACTATAATGCCGTTATTTCCTCCGCAGAAGTATCGTAACGTAGAGAATATCCATCGTCAGGGATTGGCGGCGGATAGACCTGCGGCTGCTAATGTGCTGGTAGGAACATTATACTTCTCTACTGATACTCTCACATTAGAGAGATCTAATGGTACTGTATGGACAGCATACGCGGGTACAGGTGCTATACCGGGTCCACCGGGACCAGCTGGACCTACTGGTGCGATAGGTCCACAAGGTGGTCAGGGATCACCGGGAGTAGATGGTAGTGATGGTGAAGATGGTGCTATGGGATCTCCCGGTCCTACGGGTGCGCGTGGAATACAAGGATTACAAGGTATTCAGGGATTAGTAGGACCATTTGGATTTGATGGTGTAGATGGAGAAGAAGGATTCATGGGTCCAGTTGGACCTAGAGGATTAACTGGAGCTACAGGACCGGCAGGATCAAGTGGAGGATCATCTATACCGGGATTTTTAAGTTTCGATGGAATAGATGGAGATGAGGGATTCTCTATCATAGGTGCGCGTGGACCAGCAGGAGCTACAGGATCACAAGGAATACAGGGATTAAGAGGATTTCAGGGACCGCCGGGATTTGATGGAGAAGATGGCATTGAACCAATAATGATGATGATGGGTGGTGGAATGCCTGCATCACCATTCCAGTCAGTCCAGTTCAATGATGGCAACAGATTTGGTGGTAATGCTGGTTTCTTATATGATAAAACTGATAATTCATTGTTAGTTGGAAATTATGTTGGTACAAGTATTACTGTAATAGGTCTTGGTACATTCGGAACAGATAAAGTTCAAGTTGGACAAATAGTAGCAATAGGAGGAGATGCAAATATAAGTGGACCGGGAATAGATTTCAATGTAACTGCTGATCCCATGCGATGGTCTATCATTACCGAAAAATCCATGTATGGAACTAAGCGGGCGATGTATTTCAAGGATAGAACAGCAGGTAAAATTCCTGCAGTTTTGTATGAGCATCCTACTTTAGCAGGGAGTTATGTTTTTGGACCACATCCTAATAGTGGAGCCATTATTGATATTGGTGATGCTACATTACATGCTTCCAATGCAAGAATTCGGGATATTAATGCAATCGGAGCTGCCAATGTAGGTTCATTATATAGTAATGCTTATGTCTTTGCAGCATCATTTGTTCAGGCAGGCACGAATTTCTATGAGAAATCTCGTAGTGTTCCAATAGGACATTATTCAGATTGGGTTCCAACATTCACTAATCTCACTGTTGGAAATGGAACACTATATGCCAAAGAGATGCGAATTGGACTTACAACATTCTTCGCTCTTGTATTAATATTTGGTAGTACAACTGCTGTTACAGGACCAGTATATTTCACAGTTCCACGCGCGGGTGTTACTCTTGCTAACGCGCAATCGGTAGCGCGTGTTATGGTATTACATGGTGGATTTTTCTATGGCGGACAGACATGGTTAGCATCACCTACTGAACACTATATAATGTTTTATGGTTCACCAATGTTGACTATGAATACAACAGTTCCAATTACTTGGGCAGAAAACTCACAGTTATTCATTAATGGATTTTACGGAGAGACATAGTGGAAGAACTCGTTCTATCCGATCCAGTCGTAGTTCCAGAGAAAGTTACGAACAAGTACCATGTAATCTCCTTTATGATGGATATAGTAGCTCTAGATGGATTAGTTCAGATTGTTCTTAGGGATAATAACAATGAACTATCGAATTACTCCTATCAAGGGGCTGAAGCTACGACGATGATTAAACAGCTAAATACTGCTAATCTGACCACCAAGTCGATGCATAAGAGGATACTAGAGAAGCTGTCGAATGATGGACTTCTACCCGGAACTGTAACAGGAGTGCCAGATGCCTAGAATTGCAAATCGTTTCCACGGTCCTGCGTTAGTAACCAATGCTGCTGTAACGAAATTCACAGTAGCCGCTGGTGAATTAGCCATCATTAGGCACATTCATGTGTCTAATCCATCAGCATCTGCTGTAGACTTTACATGTTCCATAGGAACTGATGCGGCTGCGGTGAGGATATTCGATGGATATCCAATTCCTGCGGATAGTGTGCTAGATCACTTCTGCTACTACGTAATGACAGCAGCAGAATTCTTCCAAGCATTGGCAGGAACTACCAACATTCTGACCTTGACTATCGACGGTGAAAGATCTGTCGTAGGTTAGTCATGGCTAGTAGGCTACAGGACGTAATCATACGTGGTCCTGCTGCAAGTAGACCTTTATCTACTGCTGTAGCTCCGGGTACTCTGTATTTCTCTACAGATACCAAGACCACGGAGAGATGCTCAGATGATGGATCTGCATGGGAGACATTTGCAGATGTACCTGCGGCTATAGTAGCACCTTTATACAAGGTAACTGCTATATTCGATGGAGGTGGAGTTGCGCCCACAGCAGGTTCTAAAATACGGGTTAGTATTCCTATCGCAGGTACTATTGTTCGCGCTCGTCTTTTGGCTGATGTCGCTGGTAATGCCGTGGTAGACGTGCTAAAGAGTACATACGCGGGTTATGCTACCGTCGCATCAATCTGTGCAGCAGCTAAACCTACACTAGCGGCAGTAATCAAGAATGAAGATACTACCCTGACGGGATGGACCCCTGCTGTGTTATTCGGTGACGTATTAGTGTTCAATCTGGACTCTGCTGCGACACTAACATGGCTTAATTGTGAGCTTTTCATACAACCATAATGGCCTATCCGACTGTAAAGTTCAATAGTTCGACAGGATCAGATACTCAGGCATCAGGAGCCGGTCCTACTACTGCCCTATTTGGTACAAATGCCTCATTCGCTGGATCTGTGTGGACTCTTGATGGATCACCTGATTTGAGTGGTGTAGCTGTAGATGGATCACATGTAATTTGGGCTAATACTACGACAGGTAGACAGTTTTTCAGCATTACAGCTAAGGATAATGCACTTAAAACTGTTACTGTAGCAGATGCGCCCGCAGGTACAGCTACTGGCAGAACATGGGGAATAGGTGGTAAGAGACAGACACTAAATGCTGCATCCAGTAGGACATTATTCGCAGTCACCGTAGGTGCTAAAGCAGGTTGGATAATAGATATCGAGGCCGCTGCTGATTACGTGCTAACGACTGAACTAGACATTTCATTCCTCGGAAGTATCGCAGATGGTCCCATCAGGATCTATTCATCATCAGGAACCAAGCCAGTTATCACAAGCAGTACTAGTGGAATACATCTATTCGATGTTGGAACTGCACAAGCAGTAAATTTCCAGAATCTGAAGTTTACACATTCGGGTGCGACAAGAGGACATGGAATTACTAGTTGGGCCTCTATGACCCAATTCTGTTGGTTTGATAACCTCGAATTTGATGGGTGTCAGGTAGGTATTAGGGGCAGTTATGGCTCTGATTGGACATTCCAGAACTGTTCATTCACTCGTATCGTATCGAAGAATTGTACTAGTCATGGAATAGAAATAGCTGGTGAAGGTAACATACTATCAGGATTGTATGTTCATCATAACGCTGGAAGTGGAATATACGGAACTGGTGGTTCAAACATAGGAACACATGCTATTGTAAATGCCCTTATTACCAACAATACAGGTAGAGGAATCTACTGGAATTCTACCGAGAATAACATTCATGGGGTATCCATCGTAAATTGTACCATTGCTAATAATGGTAGTGATGGAATACGGAATATCATGGGTACAGGTTTCAATACTCGCTATACGCACCTAGTTAATACGATTCTTTACGGGAATCTTGGATGGGGAGTCTACGTCGATAACCCCCTATTGGTTCTATCAGGCAATAATAACGCTTATGGTGCGAATAGTTTAGGACACCGTAATGGATTTAGTGCTCTACCCGGTGATGTAGATTTGACTGCTAATCCATTCACCGCTGCTCTTGATTACACCTTGAACAATATAGCTGGTGGTGGTGCTGCATGTAGAGGAGCAGGATTCCCCGGTACTATAGATGGATTAGTTGGTGGTTTTAGTGTAGGTGCAATGCAACTTGGAACTGGTGGTGGGGGTAGTCCTACTACTAGGAGTTACGGAGCATAGAAATGCCAAATCCTTATCAGAACCCCTATGGTGGTGGATCTAGCGCATATCAGTATGGGCCTAATCCGGGTCAATCTGGGGGAGATCCACGCGGACGTGCGCAGAATATGAATCAGTATCAGCAACAGAGATACGAGAACCAGCAAGGCCCGATGGCTAATGCGTTCGCGTATAACTATGGTCGTGGATCTGAATCTGATTATGGTAACTATACCGATATTATGAACCAGTATCGGAATATAGCCTCTGGTGGAGGTGCTGGTGCAGGTGGGGGAGGTGGAGGAGGTGGATATTCAGCCTTCACAGTATCTCCGGGTAAAGCGAGTTACAATGACCCCTTTAACTCGTACAAGGGGTACACTGAGTTCTCTGAAACAGGTGGATATTCACCGAATGACATAGCGAATATGAGGGCGCGTGGTGTCTCTCCAATTCGTAGTGCATATGCAAATGCCGAAAGAGAAATGGGTAGAGGCAGAGCATTACAGGGTGGCTATTCTCCTAATATGGCTGCATCTCAAGTTAAGATGGCTCGTGAACAAGGACAGTCAGCGGCTGATGCTACACAGAACGTAGAAGCAGGACTGGCAGAGGCTAGAAACAGGGGTCGTCTAGCAGGTTTGTCAGGCATGTATGGAGTCGAGAATTCGAGACTTGGAGCCGATGTAGACTTGAGTAAGTTCAACGTAGGATTAGATTTTGAAGGTCAGCAGTATAATGCTGATGCGCAGGCGCGTGCTCAAGCAGCTAACATAGGATCTGCCGAATCGTCTGCTGCTGCAAGTAGAGCACAACAGATGCAAGCATTGAATGGAATGGCTAACTTGTACGGTACTACACCGGGTATGAGTCAACTATTCGGTAATCAGTTACTAACTGCTGTAGGTCAGGGCGGACAGATGGGTAATACCTTTACGCAAAATGAGATTGCGGCTGGAAGATCACCGGGAGCATGGGATCAAACCATGAATCGTATAGGTGGTGTGATGGATCTATTTAGTAAAGGATCTACCGCAGCCTATCCGTGGTTAAATGATGAACGTCAAGGTCAGAATCAGATTCCTCAAGGACCGGGATATACTTCAGGATTACCACAAGGACCAATGCCGGGTACACAGTATCCGATTCCACAGGTTCCTAGAGTTCCTCAATACGGATATGGCGATGAACCGTGGCGAGGTGGATTATAATGGCTATCAGACCTCGTGAACAGAACATATTCGATAACTACGGCTTGAACATAGACTATCTGGGTAGTCAGGGTATGTCTCCATCTCAGGATATACCTCCAATTAATGATCCCTTTAGTCAGCAGAGTTCGACTAGAGATGGATACGCAAACATGTTTGGTCAGAATCCTCCAAAGAGTCCATTTGATGTGGACTTTGGACAGGGGAAATTTGATCCTGTAACTGCATCACAGGTTCCACCGTCACCACCGCCTGTTCCACAGACTTCAAATCCTAGTGATTTGGATGCTATAATTACTGCTATTAACAAGATCTATACGCCAGAGACTACATCAAGAGACAGGTTCAATACTCTCCTTGATAATATGCCTGAACGTAATAAACCTAGTTGGGGACGTAAATTGGTAGCTAGTGGAATGGGTCTAGGGGCAAAAGATCCAGCATCAGCCTTAACTACTATGGAAGGTGCTATGTATGCACCATACATACGTGATATGGCTGAATTCAAGGAGAAGGCAGGTCCATATCAGCAGGCTTACCAACTCGAAAACACAGCAAACATCAATGAACGTACACTAGCAGGTAATGTCGTTACTGGTCAAGCGCGTGCGAATGAACAGGCATCAAGAGAAAGAATAGCAGATCAGAAGAATGAACGAGCTATAGAGAGGAATAGAATAGCTAACTTCAAGGCTCAGTTAGGTAAGGGCTGGACATTTGATGCACGTAATGGGACTACAGTTAAAGCATACAATACAACAACTGGTGAAGTTAAGGATAGTGGAATAGCCACTAGATGGATGGATGAGGCAGATAAGGTAGAAGCTGAAGGTCAATACAGAGTACAAGCGGCTGAAGCTAGAGCCGAGTCAGCCGAAAATGTACAAGCCATGAAGGGTAGACAGAATAGACAAATTTTTGTAGATCCAGAAAATAATGTATGGGAACATGATAATAGTGGTCAATGGTATAGGAATGGAGAACCGTCAGAAGGACCGAATAAGGGTCCATTAACTAAGCCATCTACTGGAGCTGGAGCTAGAACAAGTCAGCTAGAAAAGAATCGTATAGAACAAGCTGAAATGAAAGAGCTATACGATAAAGACGTTATAGCTAGAAAATACATTAAGCCATCACCTGATAGAAAGACTTATTCGTGGGCTAAGAGGCCAGTCATTACACCACCGGGTATGCTTGGTGGTGGTGAAGTAACTCAGAAAGACATAGATCTATATGATGAGGTAAGGAAAGAGGTTGATCCTACTTATGTACCTCCTACTAATAGAAAAACTGGACCTCCACCTATCTCTCAACAGACTATGGGAGAAGCTGAAGCTGAATGGCAGACTGAACTAGAAAAGTCTAGAGGAGGAGGAGTGGCTCCATCTCCATCTGTAGTAGAGAGAAAGACTTCTGGAGTAAGAATGATACCGGATCAAGCAGATCCATCACGACAGATACAGGTTCCACCTCCACAAGTAACTGGAATACAGCCAGTAATTCAATACAGTCCATCTAGTGGTCAATATCGTATCTCGTATGATGGCGAAAAAACTTGGCGTCCATTTACCCCTAATTTCATTAAGGGAAGATAATGCCGCAAGATTGGGTCACTCTCGGTGGTCAGCCAAATACCCAAGATTGGGTAACTCTGGGGCAACAACAGCCTCAGCAGCAACAGCCTTATCAGCCAAAGCCTTTTTGGGAATCCTTCATGGAGGCTCCTAAAGAGTTTGCTAATTATCTACAGGACTTTGGTAAGAAAGGTTCGGACCTGATACGTGGAGGTGACTTATTTGGAGCATTTAATCAAATAACTTCACCCATACAAGATTTATGGGCTACACCCATGAATATGGTTATGAGGGATCTTCAGGGTGATCCCAATAAGAGTCAGTATGAACACATGAGCCAAGATGTAATGGGGCTTTCTGATAAGCCCGCAGAGGCTCGTGCAGGAGCTGTTGGACAGGTTAAAGATATAGGTTTACAAGCTCTTGGTGTAGCTGGATTTCCAAGTTCAGTCGGAGAAGCATGGCAGCACAGAGATTATCCTAGATTAGCTGGACAGGCCACAAGTGCAGCTTTAATGGCTGCTTTGGGTCATTATGGTGCTAAAGGTCTAAAATCATTAGGTCATCGTGCAGCTGCTCCATCCCCAGTAGGCGATATGACTGGGTATAAACAGCCAACTTTCGATATACCCGGAATACGTGAAAGAGAACCTTCAGCACAATATCTACCCGGATTAGAAGATCGTACATTCTCTGAGCATAGAGTTCCACAACCGACAGGAGAACCATATCTAGACTTTACAGAGGGACCAACTCAGGGACAGTTTGGATTTGAACCCGGTCCAGTTACTACACCATCAAAGCAGGGAATTCTACAGCAATATGGTACAGGAGTAGGTAACTTACCAGAGCCTCCATATATACCACCTAAACCACCGCCCGCAGGAGGAGAAGCTCCAGTAATTCCAGAAGCTCCTCCTGTAACTTCAGCTGTAGCAGATACTAGGCCAGAGACTATTACAGTGGAGTTCATGGATGAGAAAACATTAAAGTCTTACTTTGCTGCTGGATATGTACCTCTGAGAGGATTACGTACTACTGAAAATTTACCAGTCTTGGTACGTAAGGATCTGGTAGCCAAGTATGAACCAGCGGTCAAAGATCCATCTTTGTTGGAGAGACTCAAGTCTGAGACTTCGGGAGAGGATGCATTCACTCTCCATTTTATTAAGTGGGCGATGGAGAAACTTGGACTGCCCACACCTGATTTATTGAAACGGTTAGATCCACATGATTTGGATAAGCTGAAGTTTGAATATAGTAGGCTTCGTAATACCCTGCGTCCGGGTGAACAGTCTCAAGGAGTAGCTCCATTCAGACGACCTATACCTCCAGACTTCCCTACTGATTTAGGACCAGCTAGTACTGGAGATCCATGGACTACGCCAGAGGAAGGTCCAGTAGTACCTCCTGAGATGGAAAGACCATCTTCAGTAACTCAATTTCCTAGACCTGAAGATAGAATGAGGTCAACGCCATCAGAGCGTCGTAATGATGCACTAGAAATACAACTTGCAAGAACTCCTGAAGAATTAGCTGGTCATATTGAATTTTGGCGTGATCGTAATGCAGTATTTAATGAACTTGGAGATGTAAACGAAGCGCAACACGCCATTGAAATGGCTATGCAAGCTGAAATGAAACTTGCACAGATGACTCGTATCAATCAGCCATTTCCACCAGTACAGGAATTACCACCTACTGAGGCTCCATCTAGAGGAAGGGGTATATTCCATCCGGGTGAGGGCGGTGGAGAATTAGTAAGAGGTGGACCGGGTACAATACTACCGGGACGTGATAGACCTGTACCTCCATATATGGGTCAACAGGAATTACCTACAGGTCCACTAGGTCAACAACGGTATAGAAGATTACCAGAAGATATAGAAACACAATTACAGGACGAAAGATTTAATACTGGTGAACCACCAATAGAATCCGGTCCTGTACAACAACCATTTGATTTTTCTCCACGAAGGAGAGGAATACTTGATAATGAAAGAGGTTCAGTTCCTAATCCGTGGGATAACTGGGTAGGAGAATACATCAGGAGAAGGTTCCTTAGATTAATGGGTAGAGAAGGAACTCCTGAAGAACTACGATCACTCCGTGCAACAATAGGACCGATACCAGGAGATGAAACTCCACCTCCAAAGATTCCTACTCCAGATGAAGTTATTGGAATGGGTCCAAATGAATCAGGACTTCATTTCGATAACGTAGTTAGAGCTATTAACTATTGGAATGAACTGTATGAACATTTTGGAGATGTGGGTGACATAGAGGGTTCAGGTATTGCTTGGGAGAATAGAGCACAAGCAGAGAGAGTGTTGGATAGATTAGAAGGACGGGATAGTGCAGGAAATCTACCTACACCTCCTGATCCACAGACATTAGGAACACTCACAGATCTGACTAGTGCAATGGATCGAATGGATGCTGCAAGACCTAAAGGATTAGGTTACATTGCAGATCATCTTCTTGAAGCATTACAACAGAGAGGACCAGCTGCAAATCGAAGGATAGATGAATTACAGGCATACTACAAGAGAATGATTAATGAGGAATATGATGTAAATAAAGCCAAGAAGAATTTTGAAGAAATAGATGCACGAATGAATGGAATGGTAGACTCGACCGGCGAAATGGTCAGGGGTAATAGTGAAATTGAATATGCACAAATAGGTGAAATGTGGGATGCGGCTAGAGATAGGTATCAGGAACTGTTAGCGGAACAAACGGAGGAAAGGATTGCTGCTTCCATTCCTGCTGTAACAGAGTCGTCATTGGTCAAGTCTGATCCGATGGCTAAGACTCTTATAGAGAAGATTCAGAATATAGGAGATGTACCTAGCTTCACTCTAAGTAAAATGGTTAAGGAGGCTCAAGCTCTGGTCTTGAACTCCATGATACGGGATCTCACTCCACCGGAGATTCAGAGATTCCATATGCTAGCAGACATGATCCAAGGTGATCCGGGTCTACCAGCAATATACAGGGATAGGTTCCAATCTGATAGATACAGACTACCTGATGGAAGAATTGTCAAGGTAGATCCTACTGCTACTAAAGGTTTGGATGTTATAGAATTCGGAACAAAAGAGGGTATGGTAAAAGCCACTCGTGTTCCAGTAGAGAAGCCTCCTGTAAAGAGATGGGATGACATACTCAAGAGATTAGTTGAGGAGGAGCAAGGAGCTACACCTCTTGAGGATGTAATTGAAGCATGGAAAAAGATAGGTAAAGGAGTTGGGGGAGTAGTTGAAAAACTGAGATTGAAAGATACTACTGCCAGAGCATGGGCTGAAAAAGTAGATGCATTGGATAAGGTTGATGCAGCCGATTATAAATACTTTAACATAACAAATATTGGGGCAGGAGCAAAATTAAGACCAGGAGAGACATGGAGAGGACATGTCATAGATATAATTAAGTACTTTGAATCAAGGGTAAGGAATCTTAGTGAGCCTATAGCGGTTCATGTATTTCGTGAGAACTTACCTGCGGTAAAAACGTACAGGGAGACAAGATTCATTCTACCTGATGGTACAAAACTTACCCATAATGCATCGTATCATGCAGATGCTGCGGATAGGTTAGGTTTTGGTCTACAGGAAGTTTTGCAACAAGGTATTATTCGTTTCGCAGGTGGAGGAGCTGAAATACATCATCCTATAACACGCGCGCAGGCTCAAGTTCTAGCTGATTCAATACCATTCAATATGGACAGACAGATGTACGTTGACATAGTCTCTCCTAGAAATACGGAATTCAACTGGAAAGTCTTTAGAGAAGGTACAACAGCAGATGATATCCGTAATGAAATCAATTCTAACTACGATGAGATTGTAAATCTCAATGCTGGTGTTCCACTTCCTTCATGGAAGCAAGTTAAACAGGCTACTGGAATAGGTATGGGTGGAGCACCAAAACCACCGAAAGTGAAAGGACAAGCAAAGAAAGCTGCTGAAACTAACTATGTAAGGGAAGCATTAGCTGTACCTACTAATGCTACTACTATGTTGGATATGTCTGCTCCGGGTAGACAGGGGTTATCTCAGATACTGACTCCTGAGTTCTGGAAGGCTATTCCTCCAATGTTCGGGAGTCTACACTATGACACATGGAAGATGATAGACGCGGACTTGAGATCCAAGCCTATTATGAAAAGGCCGATAGATCCCATAACTGGTAAGGAAAGTGCATCATTTGCCGAAAGAATAGGAACGAAGATATTTTCTCCTGCTAGTGAACCGGGTCCACGGGCAGAGATGACAGCCAGCCGATGGCTAGAGATGGGTATTGGTGATAATGTAGGAGCCAAGATATGGCAGCATACAGCAGGGTATCCTATCCGTGCTTTCAATCGTGCATTCCTTACCTTCTTGAATCACTTGAATGTCAATAGGACTGAGAAGTTACTGAATCTTGCGCGCGATATGTCTCTTGAGGCATTGACTACAGGTGAGGCACGGCAAGGCATGATGCCGTGGAAAACGAAGTTCACACCTGCTGAAGCATTAGAACTGAATCCATATAAGAACCTTGTATTCGCTAAAGAGATAGCAGAATTTGTAAATGCGGCTACAGGTCATGCAACTGCAAAGGGTGGACTATCGCTAGAAAATGCAGTTAGTAAGATTGGACCTATACTATTCTCTCCAGGTCTATTGAATAGTAGAATCAGGATGATGAATCCTGTTACTTACGTTATGGCTAGTCCATTCGTTAGGAAGCAATATGCTAAGGCTGCACTTAGTACAGCTGCTGCATGGTACGTGTATACTGAGTTGATAAAGAATGCTGCTGGACCTGATGCAGAAGTGAATGACGATATCACTAGCTCGGACTTTGGTAAGGTAAGAGTTGGTGATGCACGCTTGGATCTTGGAGGTGGATTCCTTCAGTTCGCCGTAGCATATGGCAGGGCATACATGGGCGGGTCTACATCTTCTTCTAGTGGAGAGTTCCATCGCTTTGGATCAGGCTATCAAGCTCAGACGCAAGAAGATATGATGGAGAGATTCTTTGTCAACAAGCTGAATCCCGTAAGTAAATTTGCATGGGATGTGGCGAATGCGTCTGAGTACAATCCATTCCATGTGGGTGATCGTACGATACAGTTGTTTATTCCATTATTCTCGCAAGATGTAATGGAGATATACAAAGAGAATCCAGACCTACTTCCAATGTTTGGTACAGCCGCATTCTTCGGTGGAGGTACACAGATTTACAGTAAGGGTGAATCTGTTAGCAAGTTCATTGAGCCTGAGAATGATTGGCTGGTAGGAGGTGGAGGGGTAAAGGATATTATGCCGTGGAATTGGACTGCGCCAAGAGGAGAGGAGCGCGCATTCCCGTGGAGTGAGGATAGGTGAGTGTTATAATACTCCTGTTTGCGATCATTGGCTTAGCCCTACTTCTTAGTGGAGCGGTGTGGGAAATACGCTCTCGACGTAAGAAGTAGGTCTAGGCTTTTTGCATGTCCAACGCGCACAGAACTTATTCCTACCGAAGTTCGTTATTCCACACGTACACCTCCAATGTTCACAATCAAGGAACCACCTAATCCATTCACCCCTATCTTCAGGATCTGGAGCAACTGATTCCTCAATGTGATGGATAGGGATGGGAATAATCATTTTCCCTTACCTGAAAAGTGTCTTTCATACTCCTGCACTTGATTCTCAGGCATGACATAGATAACCTGATTACCTAGTGATTGCACATTGATTACCCCTGCCTGATCGAACGAGTTCATTATCTCATCTATCTCACTAGCCTCCCTGAAATGTAGCCACATCTTTTTCAATAACATTTGACGAGAGATTTGATGTGTCTCACGCATGTACAGTTCTTGGATTATCAGTGTCTTGATATCCTTTGCGTCCGATAGACCCTTCTTACCATAGGTCATCTGACGCACATTACCTATCAGCTTCTGACTGTAGTCTATTGCTAATTGCATGGATGCAGTATCTATGGTTAGATTCGTGTCCTTACTCAGTGATAGGAGCATGGCTATCTTCAACACAGAGTCACCAAACCTGTTCAGTGTGCCTGTGTCATCTCTCAAATCCTGTGTGAGTACTGTGTTAATGAAGTTCTCATACCACAGTTCATACAGTAAACCTGCCTCACTAAAGTAGTTAATCTCACCTGTCACCAGATCCTTATGTGGAAACTTAAACTCCTCACTTACCTCCCTGCTGGCTAGTGGTCTGAATGGGCCTGTTAACTTAGCTATGGTCTTTAGATATTCTATTGATTCAGGATACTTGGGTGGATTGGTGAGAGGGACTAGTAGACTGTTTGCGCGGTTACGTTGTGTCTCTGATATGACGAAAGTGCGTGCGAAGTAACCTCCATGTATGTCCTTCTTAGCGAAGAAGTCATTAGAGTGCGCCTCATTCGTCGCCGTCAACATGGTAATGGTGGGATCTTTAAGATTGAACTGCTCCATCTTGAGTAGACTACGCCACTCACCTATGTTGTATTGTCTGTCATACAGGTCAGTAAGGATATCTGTAGCTACCTTATCCTCCACTATACTGGATGTAAGTTCAGAACTACAGATAAAGGCCACTGACTTGTTGATGACTTTACCTCCCGGTTGAGTCTGTGTAGTTCCTAGTTCCTTGAGTATCCCTTGAATAGAGCTACGCCCTGAGATGATGCGCGTTCCACCAACTCCTCTTACCAACTGTTTCGCCATGCTAATAGGCGGACCTTTCTTTAGGCCCGATTCCGCGTGTAGCATGACGTAGATGTTAGGGTATAGATTGTATATCTGTCGGTCTAACCATACATTGTCTTTGACCACCGCTGATATCGCGGCTAAACCACCCCATAGCCAAAAGTTCGTAGGACTCTCAAGTTCAGAGTGTTGTGCTAATAATTTCTCCAGCCATTGCATCACTCAATTCCTGCTCTTTGAATTTCTTTAGATCTTTATAATTCTCGCCAACCTCCACATCACATGGTATCTTAAGAAACCTCCGAGGTAAAGAACAACATGTGAAATTGATGGGCCGCTCCATCTCCTTTCTAGCTATTGGAATAAAATCTTTGAGATATTCTTCTCGCACCGAAAAAAGAAGTGCATCATGTGCCTCAAGAATGATCTTTGCCTCCTTGAACTGCTTCTTAATTCGGATACCAGCCGCTTTGGTATTATCAGTAACGGCTCGTTGTGGGAGATAGGCAAGAGCCTCTCTGAACAGATCATCTCCCCATCTTTCATAGAAAATACGTACACCACCTCGTTCAGCATCAATCCCCCACGGCAGCGGCGCAATTAGTTTGCGCGTAGTTTTCAGACATTCAATTACTTCAGCATGAAATACTCTTTGAATCTTAGGCTGCTTAGCATGGAATATCTTCAGTGCTCTGTCGGCCTGTGCTTCTGTAACCGTGATGGGGATTTTATACTTCCTAGCTTGCGTATTAAGTTCTGTTGCTGCCCTTCTTTTACCTGCCCCAAGATGACCGGCATGACGTAAAGTTTTTCCAGCGAATCTAATAGGTGACTCGTATCCGAGGACTTTCTTTGAGTAGTCATCTTCTTTACCGCCGAAAAACCACGATGCAGTAAGTGCATGATAGTCATGGGCATCTATGTCCTCCAATGCCTGTTCATCAGTTGCTAGGTTAAATACAACCCTTGCTTCAGCTTGACTCGAATCTAGTTGTACGAATATTTCACCCTTATCAGGTTCATACATCCCTCTTACGTCTGCTCCAATATCTCCATGTTTAGTGAGAACTTGGAACGCAGCACCCATAGGTTTCATGTCGGCTTCTCTACCCTTGCCTACAGTATCCACCTTTGGTCGTATGGGTGGATTCTGTTGACTAGTAGACGTTCGACCAGTCTCTAAACACATGAAACAGGAAGTGCGCATTTTACCATCGTAATCGGGTATAGCCATGAGATACGTGCTCATGGTCTTTTTCACTCTCCTCCTTTCTAAACACTTCTCTATCCATTGTCTATGAGGAGGGTGTTTCACACCTGATTGAAGGTTCAATAATGCTGTAAGTTCTTCCTCTCCTACTCCTTTCCTACGGGGAAGTTTCCATACATCGAATAAGAGTGAATGAACTTGTAGAGGAGAGGCAGGATTAACATCTATACCTGCTAACTCGAACATCTCATAGCCTAGACGTTCATCCCATGCTACATACTTCCGAATTAGTTCTTCTCTCTTAGTCTCGTTAACTACGAATCCATTGTTCTCGATCTCTAGGTAGAAGTCAGGGAGAGTCATCAAGAAGTTACGATAGAACTTCGTGACTCCTAACTCCTCTAGATCAGGCTCCATTGCATCGTCTATTTCATAAGTAACACAAGAGTCTCGTGCGCATCCGAGCAACAGATCTCTAATCTTCCCCTCATACATACCCTCGTCTTTATAGTAGGGTTCTCTAGTGTAGATACTTGTATTGAATGCAAGCCCTTTTGGGAGTTCAGGGTTAATTGCGAAGGCTTTGAGCATTGTATCACTATGGATTCTTCGTATTGTGAATCCCAACCTTCGTATTTTGTCCCGATCATAATTGAAATTGTGTCCAACAATGTCCTTCTCCCATAGTACTTGCGCCACCATATTCCACATAGTCACTAGGTCAGAGTCAGGTATCGTAGAGATACCATCTCGATTCCATAGAGGAACTGTCATGCCATGTGATGCACAGAACGCGAGTCCGATACAGATAGGTAGGCAATGACCACCAGCTTCAATGTCTACACTCAGTTTCTTATGATCTTTGTATCTGTTCAGGAACTCATACAGCTCACCTGAATTGGATGCGACTTGTAGAGTGCGTGAGGGTAGATCTAATGAGGGACTCAGTGATTCTTTGTATGCACGCTTGAAGTCAAAGATCATTACTTGACGGTTCCAGTATCCTTTAATTTCTCCACCACTAGCTGAATGTAACAGGTGTGCGGGATGATAGGTAGGCACAAACTTCGTACCCATCCCCCACATGATAGAACCTCTGTGCTTAGAAATCTTGTCCTTACCAGACAAGGCACACATTGCAGTCCCACCGAGAGCCAGTATGACGTTCGGTTTAATTTCCGCAATTTCTGTCCTCAGTTCAGATAGTTGTTGCTCCATGTCGATGCCAGCTTCTCTGGCACGCATAGCAAATGTAGCCTTCTTCGCCCCATAGTTGGATGGAACTTGAAACTTGCAGACGTTAGTTATCCATGCTTCATATCGAGGCACTCCAGCATCCTTCAATAGACGATCTAATTCTCTACCTGATGGACCTACGAAGGGCTTACCTGCTACAGTTTCTTCGGATGATGGAGCCTCACCAAGTATCATCCACTTGGCACCTATTGGCCCCATCCCCGGTACATACTTGTGACTATGTGCCACTACGATCCCCCGTGTCGAATGCGGGTTTACGCATCTTCTTTCTGCGTGTGTCCTTTAGGTGTCTAATCCACTGATCTAGTAACGCCCGTCTTTCTTCTAGTTCGGCAATGTAGGTTTCAACCTTCATTAAATCCCAATCTTTGATAATAGTATCTAACATTTCTTTATGGAACTCTTGCATCTGGTTTGGTCTCCACTTTGGAAGGTGGTTCTTCTAATGCTTCGATGATAGTGAATGCGATGTGAACTGATCTAGAAGTTCCTACGTCAGGAAAATTCTTCTTCAGAATCTTTGCTATCTTCTTGACTTGATCCGCGTGTGTCATCATCATCTCCTATAAAAGTCTTGCCACATACTTCACAGAAGTATCTACGTTTACGAACATGTTCTATCAGAGTCTTATCATCATTCTGACAATGGGGACACTTGACTTCCCTCATTATTCTTCTCCTCTCTTTCAAGGACACGCACATGCATAGCACGCCAACCCTTATCAGGAATCTGAATAGGCGTGAACTCTACCATCATTCCATTCCTGAGTTGAAGGAATGGAGTAGTGTCTTGTCTGAGTGCGGTCCAGTGAAAGAAGATACGAGTAAATTCAATCTCTCTGGATGAGATGAATCCCCATCCCTGTCTACTTATCTTGATAATTCTTCCTACTAATTTGGTATCATTCACTTCCATTCTCCAGTCGGGGACACGCTCGTAATCTACTGTGGCAGTAGTGTTGAGCGTGTCCCCTATCACCGAATAGTTCAATTCACTAGAGGGCCAAGTCTCTAGCACATGAATCTATTCAGTGGTTTCCTCATCATCATCTTCGAGTTCCGTGTCGTCGTCATCTGATGCGTCGTCATCATCATCTTCCCAATCATCCGCATCATCTGCACTACGATCATCCTCGTCGTCGTCCTCGTCCTTGTCATTATCTTCCAGATCTTCTTCGAGGACTTCTTCTTCATCTACATCTTCCACAGGCTTCTCGTCACTCTCATTCAGATAGTATTCCATTACATTCCTCAGTTTGGGCCATCTAAAGAACAGAGAGGATAGTATGGCCCCTATCCTCTCTGTGTTACAGACTACGACTACGAACGAACCGTGCGATACTTGTGATTCACACGGTTGACGATACGTCCCTGCCATTCACCGTTCTCGATGAATACTTCGACGTTGTGTCCGATGGCATTCGCCAGATCGAAGCGCGCACCTGCCTTCACGTCTACGCCAAGTGCGTTCAGGAAACCAACAGCAAAGCCGATTGCCTTGCTATTGAAATTCCATTCGATGATGGTGCCTGCGAACTTCTCATCACCATTGTCAGCGTTCTTGATGATGACACCTTCCACGGGATAGTTGGTGCTGCCACCATCTTTCGACGGTGCTTCACCGATGTTCTCGATCTTGACAAGATACCACGCGGGATCAATAACTTTCCCACGGTTCATGTCACGTTCGGAGAATTCAATCATTGGACTCATTGTTTTTGTCTCTCTTTCAGGTTGTTGTTAGAACTTTGTTACTGGTGTGTAGGACTGTTGTAGTTTGGTGATAGCTGGCTTGATCCATGTGTCATACAGGGGTTTATCACCAAATACGATTTCCTTGTCCAGTCCTAATGCAGACCTAGCGAAATCGTCCCCTGTATGCTCTGTCAATACTGTGTATGCACCTCCTCCAGCAAGATCCCGTTTAAGGTTGAAGTGATATACTTCACCACAATACGCGGGGAGCTTTGCTGCTACTTTTTTCCCGGCTGTTACTATCTGCCGAGAGATATGTGTTGTGTTGTTCGTCGTACTGCGATATTCCGCTTGAACGACGTGTGCGATGAGAATGACGTTGACCTTGTGATACGACTGAATGTCCTTAGTGAGTGCGATGAGTTCATTGATAGCAGCGGACTCTGCATTGTAGTCCTCTATCTCATTAACTGCGATACCTGCTATCAGCTTACCTGCTGCTTGTCCACTCTGTCTCGTCACACCATACTTCAACTTAGTAGTTTGACGTAGAGTCATGTCAGCCATTGACGTGATACTGTCAAACACCAATGTCTTGTATGGGCAGCTAGTCTGTAGCTGTTCTAACTTCTTCTTCGGTTTGTTCCAATCTTCGTAGTCATCATACTCGATGAGTTTGGGATCTATCCCCCACTTCTTCATGGGTAGATAGATACTATTCATCTTACGATCCCACGAGAACCAATACTGAGGACCGGGAAATGATAGAGCCTGTGTAGACTTACGTAGGCCCGGTTCCCCCTTCATCAGTACATAAAGTGAATCGAAGTTACTGTCACTCATGCTTGGCATTGATATCCACCTCGAAATCAAACTTCAGTTGAACTGGCTCCTTAGTAGGAGGGTTACACTGGAATACTACATCACAGATCAAACATTGCATGGCGTATTCAAAGATTTCATCGTCCTCTATTACTCGGTGTAGCGTGTTCTCATTGCAGTTAGGGCAGTAGTCTACTTTAATCATGTATCCTCCATGACATATTACATACAGGATGTAATATCTCATTGAAGATGGGGGGAATCATTGTACTGACTCCCCCCAGTTTATTACACGATGCGACGACGAAGTCTCATGGCTGTTCCGAATAGGCCGATACCCATGAGTGCGAGTGATGCAGGCTCAGGAACTACCTGATCCTTCGTAATCGTCTGTCCTCTACTTACCAAGTTTCCATTGGCAACTAGAGACAGATCGAATTGCAGACTCATAGAAAAGAGTGCAGGATCAATGACAGGAATCCCATTCAATGTATGACTGAATGAGTCTGTCCCTGCACCTGCTACATCTCCGAATGTAGAGAGTAGAATACCCGGCTGCACAATACCCGGAGCCAATCCACCCTGCACGTTATTAGGATCATTAAACCACCTCATGGTGATTGTAGATCCAAGTGCATCCTCCCATGTTCCACTACCACTGATGTTAGCTTCAGTGATTGGCCCAACAAAGCCCGTGCCTCCTACTGCAAGCTGACCATTGATAGTAGCAGCAGTATTGTTCTCGATCAGCAATGATCCGCTGTTCAGAACATTGTGCGTACCGATGGTCTGAGTATACAGACTACCCTGTATATCCAGTCCACCGATGTTAGCAGGATCAAGTGACAGAATGTTCGCATTCAAGTTCACATCGAACAACTGCACACCAAATCCACACGCTACGTTATTATCCGTAGCACAGAAGTTCACACCACCAATAGTCCCTGCCAGCATCAATGCAGCCTTTGCAGGAACCACTGACAATGCAAACGCCATCACACCTAACACGAGATACTTTTTCATCGACTCCTCCTACCCGCAGTTACTTACTCACTACCCCTACTACCTTCTTACGCAATTCTCCTTTCATCTTAATACCGAGGTTATAGGAATCCACCAATGCCATGTAAATCTCTCCGATGAATGACCTTGATGGGGCATGAACGTCATGACGGATCTTGACAAACTGTCTGAGCATATCCTCATCGAGTTTCTTAGCTCTGTCCATCAGACGTTTCTCGATAGTCGTAGGCATGACAGGCAATCCACACTTAGGACATGGAGATACATATGTCCACTCTCTGCATTGTGAACAATATCCTTCCTGCCTCTCACTTCTCTTAGTCACTTAACCTTCGACTGATAGTAATCCGTTTGCATCCAGTGGAACATACACATGCAGCGTTTGAGCCACTCGCGCATGTCCTCATCTTCTTCACGATTCTTGATTACGCATTCACATATCTTATCTCTCAGAAAGACAGGCATTATGAGTCCTCCTTCCAAACGTAACAGAATATGAAACCTAAACCAAATCCTATCATGAAGATATAGAATGATATTTCACTCATACATCCTCCTTATTCCGTGGATCCCATACAGGAGCCTTCTGAAATTCAAGTCTCAGGACTTCTTCACGCATTCCTCTGTCAGCTTCGCACACTCTCTTGTATGGACAGGGACCGAACATGTTGTCACAGTGCGTGTAGTCTGGAGGCCAGTAACCTGACTCAGTGAACTGCACATACTTGTATGCGTAGTAAGGAACGATCTCACCCTGCCACTCAAGTATGCGATCATTCGATAGAGACACAGGCTCTCTGCTCAGTCGTTCCGCTATCTTCAGTGTAGTCTGTAGTCCTATCTTATTCACCATCACGTTCTGTGACTTCAGCAGAACTGCATGACCCAAGAACTGATTCGATAGAGTAGACTTGTCTCTCCTCTGCTTGAACGTCTTGTGATCCATAGATATGATACCGATTTGGTTCGTATCTATAATCAAATCGAACTTGGCTTTCCACAATACGCGGATCTCATCATCCTCGTAGATCACTTCACCCTTCACTATCTCGGCGGCTAGTGGAATGAAGGAATCATTCTTGTAGAACTCGAAGTATTGTTCGCACGTATCGAGTGCGAATTTCCAACCTACAATGAACCGTTCGTTATTCTCAGGCGTATTGGTTACACCCGGATACTCTGCCGGTTCATGCTTACATGCAGGCGTGTTGTTAGTTCCATCCGCACAGAATGGACAGCCAGTGATGTATAGCTGACCCGCAATGAGTGCGTTCCCTATGGATGTAGAACGAGGAAAGCCATCAATCTGATGCTTGTAGAATACCTCTAGCACCTTATGAATGAGTGAGCCTACCTCAAGAGAATTAGACTTACCACTCATGGATACGAGCCGATGGTTGAACCTGATATCATGGTAACGTGCGCACGACATTAGACTTGATAGAGTCGTCGCATCCATGATGATGTTCTTCTTCGGAACCAGTATGTCAGTCAACAGATACACCTTCTGTGAGGCCAAATCTCGCGCTTGCACTTTGGACAGTATTTAATATTAGTCATACCTTTCCATTCTTCTTTCTGATCTTGTATCGTGGCCTTCTAAAACCGAAGTAATCAATGATGATCTCCTCCAGAACCCATGATACTGACTTATTCTCCTGCCCTGCGATACGTCGTAGTCCCTGTTTGATAGCAGGTGGAAGTCCGTGTCCGATCTGTTCTCTTGGATCACCGTTGAATAGTCTTGGCGCAATAATTCTCGTTTTAGTCATAGGAATTAATGGACTCCTTGAAATTTACCGTATGCGATAGTTGCTAGCAAGTGGAGATACATTTTACTTAGGACAGCCTGTAGTTGGGCTGATGGAATCACTTCCTCATCATCTGACATGACATGGATAGAGAATCCACCAGCTTCCTCTACATATTCCTCAAACTCTGCCTTGATGATCTCCACTTCCTCTTGAGTGACTACGACATCAATATGGAAGTGGTTAGGCATGTTAGATATCCATCCCCCGTTCAATCTTGGTTGCACATCCGTTGCAGTATGCGTAGTCAGGCTGAATCCTCACCTTACGCCCACAACCCTTACACTTCTTCAGGACGTTAGTTTTCTGAGTGCGACGATAGTGTTCCTGATTGTCAGGATCATCCATATCTTCCCAGAATCCGAAGTTGTCGTCATAGTAAGCTGGCATTATCCTACGTCCTCCAATTCTTCCTTCTTCTTCCACAGTTCATCTTCGAGTCTACAGAACTCGACGTATTTTGATTCGAGTGCTGAATCTTCGAGTGCGCGTGGATCAACATGATAGTTCTCATGTAGCCAGTCACAGAATAGTTCTGCACGTTCCTCTGCATCATGTGTATCTGTATCACCAAAGACTGGACCGAAAGCCCAGTCAGTGGTGCTACAATACAACACGGCAGAACACTGTCCGTGAAGTATTCTTACGCCCATTAGTTATTCTCCATTATTAATAGAGTCACTAATGCGAACAGAATGAATCCCAACACTGACATTACTTCTGCACCGATTCTTCGATGGGAATGTTCTTCGCTTTCATTTCCTCCATCGCCATCTCAGCCAACCTCACGTAGTCGGCGGGATTCTCACGTTTGAGTGCGAGGAGTTCAGCAGTAGTGCAGACGCCAGTGGACATGAGCCATTTCACGATAGTCATTTTACATTCTCCTTGTTAGTTTGGAGTCCACTTTCTCAAGGTGGACTCCATGAATACGAAATACCTCTGGCTATGTGGTTGCCAACCTTTTGTCTAGTCTCCCATAACATCCTCCCTGCGCACAGGCTAGACGAACACAGAAACACGAATAAAGGACTGATACATTTCTGTATCAGTCCCTTAGTCCTATCGCTGTGTAAGCTGTGTGTTAGATACTTCCACGAGCCACTCTGCGGCTGCTTGACGTGATGCGCAGATTAGCTTGTCACCAGTGCGCGTGTTAGGTCCACGACCATCATCGAATGATGCAATCCAGCGTCGTTCCGTGCCATACGGACGAACAGTGCCTACCATGAATCCGCTACGTCCCCATGTGAGCCATACGGTATAACCGCGAGGCTCCGATGGGATACGCATAAACTCGATCTTCCATTCACTCATTAGCTGATCCTCCGCTTCTCTGCGCACACTTCGCAGAATGATACTTCATCCGTGTTGCCGTCGTTGGATGAATCTGCTACCAATGTTACGGTAGCAGGCTCACCACAATCATGACACTTTTCTCCGTCCCTAGCAGGGGTGATAGTGTAAGTCATTAGCTCCTCTGGTAGCAGCGCGTGTGAGCTACGAAGTATGTCTCGTGCTCATTCTCCTGGAAGTTGATGACTAGTTCCTTGTGAACTTCACAGCAATCGTCCCACGTTACCTTACCACTGATAAGCTGGATGGCAACATCACCATCCACGATTGGACGATCGCATACCATACACTGGGGATCTCTCCCCAGTGTAGATATCTCTGCTGGTGGATTCGACTTGATTAGTTCCATACACTCACCTTCCATGTGTAGTTAGCGGTGATAAACCGCTGTGCCAGATACATGCAGGTCCACGCGCTATCCGACGTAATATCGGCTACGTGCCTACGTCCACGGTCGCAGTAGATAGTGATCCTCATAGTTAGCTAGCCAATACCTTTCGGTTCTTCTTGGCATTGTGTGCGGCTACAATGGCAGATGCAAGATCCTTCATCATAGCATCTTCATTCCATCGAGCCATCTCAGTCTTATTCATGGCGTCGTGGAACCGAATGCGCTTGTTCTCGACGATAACATCTATCTGTGGATCTATCGTTGTCAGTCCTTCGAGGTGAGCATATACGGCAGACACTGACTTAGCAGTCTGACCGATACGGATGAAACGTCCTTCACACTGTTCCTCACGACCGGGATTCCACTGTCTCTCGTGCATTACGCAGTCGCTACACGTTTGCAGATTCAGTCCCTCTCCAGCAGCTTGCTGACTAGCTACCATGAGAGCACGAGGAGCAGCATTGAACTGATCTGCTGCCGTGTTGCGTGCGTATGCGTTCATCTCGGCTACGATCTGTAGGACCGGCATCTCGGAGCCATACTTTTTCTTCAGCTCCTCGAATAGAATCGCTTGCACGTCCTTGTGATGCGCGAATACTACCAACTTTCTGTCAGTGTCCTCGACGAACTCATCGACGTATTCAAGAGTCGTAGGGATCTTGGCGAGTGCGACGAGGTGACGCATCTTCTGCATGGCTGCAATGAT